GCGCACCAGCACCACCATTGGAAGCGCCGCGGAAACCCGAACCCCGGACAGGCAGCCTTTCGCCGTTATTTCTCGCCCAAAATCTGCCCGGCGTTGTCTGGGCACTGTCTGGGAACAATCCGGCTGCAATTAAAATCTGCGGAATACTTACGCCGCTTACTGCCTTTACATCTTTAAAAGGTGTGCTGGTGTCGTTGCTGTCGGTTGTCTGGGTTGTTACCGCTGTATTGATACGCAGTGTAGCGTCACTAGCACTGGTTCTGTCAATCTTTAAGGTTCCGGCGGTTCCCGGTTCAACAAGCGTGCCGTTTGGCATGATTGCTTTCCACTCCGTACTTGCTGCGCCCATATTGCAATCAGACTTCATGCTGTTGCCGTATGGAATAATCTGGATTTCACCATTTACGCAGCGCATACCAGAAACCCACTCCCAGCAGTTGCCGCAAAGGTCAGCAATGCCCGCCGGGGTGCCGTCGTGATACCAAGTTACAGGACCAGAACCCGTTGCAGTTCTGCCGCCGCCATGTGAACCGTCAATGTATGTATTGATACCCTTTTCATAGGCTTTTTCATAGCTTCTATCCCAGTTTGTGTTACCACGGGGCGTGAAGCCGTTTTTCATACACCAAAGATTGATTGCAGCAAAGACGCCGTTCTGGTTGAGGTGCCAGCCCTCACCTTTTCTGCGGCATACCGCAAGCGCCGTGTCAAAATCAATATAGGCTTTCGGGTCTTTCATTGGCAGTGAATACGCACGGTCATTCACCACGGTATTGATGTACTTTGAAACCCAGATAGCTTCTTTCTCTACGCCGTCCACAATCCACCACGGCAAAGTTTCCTGTGTGCCCCCGGTGATAATGTCGGAATACTTCATTTTCGGAATAGCCACCATAATTGACGGCATACCCAAATCATCAAACTTTACAGCGTTGTTTCCACCAAAGGAAGCAACCGCCATGCTTAAATCATCAAAATTAGACATAATGTTTTATACCTCCAATCCCCATAAAATCAGTGTGCAAAGCGACATATCAAACGGAATAGGCACCGGGATTTCCTTTGGTTCTCCGTTTTCGTCCTCTCCGTCCTCGATAACGTCATAACGTCTGGCAGGAACAATGACTTGCGCAGCGTACTTCTGCGCCTTGCCGCCAGTTCCAATCACCACGCCGTCTTCTTCGTCAATGCAAATGTCCAGTGACACTTCATAATCTCTTTCACGGGTGGCAAGGTTGATTGTCAATTCATCATCACCAAACGTGATTTTTTTACCGCCAGACAACGCATATTCAATATGGGTTCCTGGCGTCTTTTCAACTACGTTGATTTTATTAGTAGCCATAATATTTTCTACCTCCATTCTGGTTCTTTACTACCTCATTGCTTCTGGCTGTGATAACTTCCGCAGCTTCCCTCTGGGCTGCTGTTCCTCTGCCCTGCACGCCAAAAGAACGCAAGACAGCTTCTTCATGCTGTCTGCGTTCCTCTGTCTTAATAATTACGCCTGCCATTAGTAAAACCCGCCTTTCACATAGATTTTCACCGTCACGCTGGTTGCGCTGCCAGTGTGTGCGATTTTGAAACCATTTAACAGTTTTTCAGTAATAACAATGTCACCCGGAAAACCGCCCGTGTACTCCACAACTTCCGTTTCCACGGTGTAGTCCATGTGGTTCCTTTCAGTCTTCAGCGCAACTGCCTGTTCGGAATTGTTGAACGGGTACTGCTGCGTATTTTTCAGTGTCACCGTTTTTGTTTCGCCCTGCAAGTCAGCTGTTGCCTGCTGCTGGTGGATTGTTGCCAGTGCCAGAAGCGCCGCTGTTTCCGTCGCATTTGAAATTCCCTCCTCCATGTGATTGAAGTTGGTTGCGTTCTGCGGCGTTCCCTGCTGAATAATTTCACCCTCAACGGGTGTATGCGTTATTGTCCCGTCGTCATTTCTGCTTTCGGTGTATCTGTCTTCAAATTCTGTTACATGGTCCTGCCACAATTTAGGTTCGTACATCTGTTACACCTCCTTTTCTACAAAGTCAAATGTAAAGCGGTATAACACGCCCTCTTGTACGTTGTTCAAGGGAATGTTTACCGCTTTATCTGCCCACAACTTATTATTCTTGTTGTAAAGCTGCACCCGCTGCACCGTAGCGGTTCCGCTTACCTGCGGGGTAATCTGCACATATACAGCCACCCTGCCGTCTTTCAGACGTTCCCTGCGGTGTATCACCTTTTTTTCGGAAACGCCGTTGACCGTTACTTTCGCATAGGCAATGATATTGTCAATGAAATCTTTAAAATCATTGATTGCGTCCGTTGTCAACATGGTCTTCACCTCCTTTTATAGCTTCCGGGTGCTTCCGCACGGCTTGACGCCGTATGAATACCCCATTGCCTGCGTACTGCTGCCCACGGTGCCGCCCTCTGTCCTCTGCACCGTGCTTCTTTCCGGGACGGTCCCGGCTGCTGGGGTTGTGAAGTGGTATGCTTCCGCTGTGTCGCCCATTGTGACCGCTGCCCCGTCCGTCTGCCCTCTGGTGTTCCTCTGCGGGCTTTCTCCGGCTCTTATGCGTCCGGCTGGTGTATTTGTATACCCAAACGCATTTAACGCCGTTTCTGCGTCAATATGCGTTGTCTGATTGGCAAATATCGTGTTTCTGTACGGTTTTGTACCTGCTGCTGGGGCGTTGAATATGAACCCGGCTGCTTCTGTCCCCACAACGAATGTTCCGGCACCGATACTGCCCCTTGTGTTCCTCTGCGGGTGCGTTCCGGCTTTCAGTCTGCCTGTCAGCGGTGTTTTATATCTGAAATATTCACCGTGGGTGTATATTACCCCGTGGACCTGCCCTTGATATGTCAGTTCGTCCATGTGCGCTGACAGCCTTTTATACATCTTTACCGCCCGGATAATAGCTGCATAGTCTGCCGTGATTTTCTGGTTTGTTACATCTAAAATAATGTGAAAGTGTCCGGGTTCTCCCTCATACTGGAACCATTCTTCCACTTCACTTTCTGGAAATAGGCTGCCCAGTGCTGTTTCAATGGCGTACTTTGTCCCCATTTTTTTGTGAACCTTGACGCTGTTTTTCACTAAGTCCCGTTTTGCTTCCAGTGGGTAGTTATAGTCGTACCAGTCAACGTGCAGGTCATACGCCAGAATGTCCACCAGTTCTTCCGGCAGTTCGTCAAACCGGGAATATATCAAAACGCTGTTCATTATCCCGGAAGTGTCCAGAAGTGCTGCTGCCGTGGCGTTTGCCAGTGCAACCATTTTATGGTCTTTCTTTAATGCTTCCGGCAAACATTCTGAATAGTCGGCATTGTAAATTGTTTTAGACATTCTCAATACCTCCATTCAGAACCGTTGTGTTTCCCAACTTTGCAACCTTTATGTCTTCAACCACCGTGAAAACAGGCTTGCGAACTTCGACACGTTTCACGCCTGCTTCCATTAGTCGTGCCGTAAGGTATGACGGGTTAATGTCCCGCCCCATTTTGCTTGTTTGCCACGTCTTGTAATCTTCTACCGCCTGCCGTGCTGCCGCTTCAATAATCGTTGCGCTGGCTGCGTCTGGCTGTGGAATATAAAAGGTCACATCAATGTCAAACGGCACTGTTTCCGGCACCGATACGGTCACGGTGTCTGTCAATGGTCGGACGTCAGAAGCGTTCAACGCTGTTTCAATCTCTTTCAGTACCGCTTCCGTTGCCTGCGCTCCATTCTGTAAAAGCACCCTGACGTCTACCACGCAAGGTTCCGGGCTTGTCACCGCCACGTCTGCAACTGCTGGGGACACCGACTTTGTGAAGTAAATATAACCATTTACGGGACCTGCTGTGCTGAAACTCTCCATACTCTCCCGCATACGCTCATAATAACTGTCGTCGTCTTCTTCCTCTGCACCGCCGCTGGTTGCTGTGATATTCTCTGCTTTCTGGTAGTAGTCGTATAGGTCCACAATTTCTTTGACCTGCCCTGCTGCCAGATTGTTTCCAACTGTCCCAGCTGTTGTGCAGACGCCCTCAACGTCCCCGTATGTCTGCCCGGCTTTGATTTCAATAATTTCTTTCGTTTCGAACAATATTGCGCCGTCAAAGGAAATTCTTGTGCCCGCCGGGATAATTACTGATTGTGCCTGCGCCTGCGATATGTAGAAGCGGAACATTGCAGACGCCGGACTTGCTGGCAGCCTTTCCAAATCCTTGAACAGTTCTGCCAGACTGTCCAAGTATTCACCGTCCGCATAGCGTGGCACGTTCTTTTTTGCAGTTTCGTTGATAATGACACGCTGCTGCACAATGATATTTGCCACCCATGAAATAAACAGCCTTTCTGGTGACGCCGGGTAAACTTTGTAATGCTCACGCCCCGGCACCTGCTGCACCATGTTTTCATATAGTGCAATCAGATTGCTTTCTATCGTTTCTGTGTCTGTTTCCACAAACTCAATGTCTGGGTATTTTCTGTCACTCATTGTCTGTTCTCACCTCCTCCAAATAGATTATAGGAACTGTACGCCCTGTTCCTGCGTCGTGGTCAAATGTAATGTCTGAAACCACCGCTCGTGGTTCAAATTGTTCTATCTGGTCATACAGATAGCCAACCA